AACTTTAACTGCTTTCCCGCTACCGACTTCTATAACCCTTGTCTTGCCCGCAATGTATGTGCCGATATACTGTTCATCAGACAGGATTGAGAGGACTTGTGGCTTACCCCATATACATAGCAAATCCTTATCTAATAATTCAGGAAGTTTCTTGTACTCCGAAGGCGTCGGGTGTTTATCTTCATACAACCGTGTGATAATCTCCACAAGGCTCTGCCCGTCAGCAGCCAGTTTGAATATGAGCCGTATCGTTTCTGCGGCAGGCTCGTCTATCTCCAAGCGGTTGCCGACCTTCTTGAAACCAAAAGTACAATTTTTAACAATATACTCCCCGCGAATTGCCTTTGTGCGTTTTGCGGATTTTATTTTTTTCGACAAATCTCTGCTGTACTGCTCATTGACGAGGAACTTGAACGCAACATCCATACCGCCTGTATCGCCCTCGTATCTCGCAGAATCATAGTCGTCTGATACGGATATGAAACGGATGCGGTAAAGCGGGAAAACCCGCTCAATGTAATACCCTGTGTCAATCATGCTCCGTCCGAAACGGGACATATCTTTCACGATTATACAATTTACTTTGACATGCCGCACAAGTTCTAAAAGCTCCTGTACGGCAGGGCGCTCGAAGTTCATCCCGCTATGCCCATTGTCCACAAATTCCATAACCGTAACTCCGGGGACTTCCATTCCGGCAATGTGCCTGTTAAGCAGAAGCCGTTGGTTCTCAACACTAAGGCTTTCTGTTTTCGCGTCCTCAATGGACAGGCGGATGTATTTTGCTATAACATATTCACCCGGCATGACGCACCCCCTTGAACTCGTCCCTGAAAAGGAACGTCACATCGAATGTCTTGTCCGGCGATACACGTATTTCCTGTACCAACCGGGTGGTTATCTCAGCCGTTAAAGCATCATCCCTGATGGCAGCAGAAACAGCATCGGCGAGGTCGCGGTACTCCGTCGCTTTCGTTGCCATTTCATACTTAAAGTTGCGAATCTCATCAGCCTTTATCGAAAGGGCTTCGATGTTAGCTTCATAACGCGACTTAATTTGCACAAACTCGTCTTGCGTGATAAGACCGCTGACCATACTTTCGTACAGGCTTTTCAGCATACGGCCGTCTTTGTCTAATCCTTGATTGATTTCACGCAGCTCCACGGTGTAGCCATCAGATTTCTCCGCATTTTGTTCAAGGGTGATGTACTTACCAAGAATTGCTTCGGCTTGTTTATGGAGAACCGTCAATATATACGTTTTCAAATCAGCTTCTTGAACGGAAACGATAGTGCAAGTGTCTTTGCCATACTTCAACTGTGATTCGCAGCGGTATTGATATGTCCCGTTTTTATGCCGTTTGCGCTTCATGTGAAATCCGCAGTGAGCGCAGAAAACCTTGCCTTTGAACACATTAGCAGAGTAAGGCGTTGTTTCCTTGATAGCCTTAGCCTTTTCGCTCGCCACAAGACGCATAGCTTGTACTCGGTTGAAAACATCAAGGCTTAGTATAGCTTCGTGGGTGTTAGATACACAGACCCATTTGGAACGGTCAATGTCAATCTGTACTCCATTCACCGTTTGGGTTTTACCTTGAACCATATCTCCAACATAAACCCTGTCTGAGAGTATCAGCTTGACTGTGTTCGATTTCCAATACTCAGAGCCGCGCAGTTTTTCACTTGTACTGTAGCCTTTCGCGTGATTATAGCGACCTGGTGTTAAAACTCCCTCCGCACATAAGCGACGGGCGATTTCATTTGCGCTTATGCCCTCTGAAGCCCATGCGAACATACACTTTACCAATGGCGCAGTTTCCTCGTCAATAACAAGCCTATGGCAATCGTCCGGCGACTTCATGTATCCATACGGAGCAAGCCGACCGACGTAGCGACCATCAGCAATATTCTGACGCTGTACTGCACGGCACTTACGCCCGATGTCTAAAGCGTATGATTCACTTATTATGTTTTTGAGCGGGAGCAGTATCCCTCCATCGCTTTCAAAACTGTCGTGAGAATCGGTAACAGAGATAAAGCGAACTCCAAGTGGGGGCAGCACCCTTTCAAGGTAATAGCCTGCGTCTATCGCGTTCCTGCCAAAACGAGTAAGGTCTTTTACTATAATGCAGTTAATCCTACCACGTTCAATATCTGCCAGCATCCGTTGGAACCCCGGACGCTCAAAGTTCGTTCCAGTCGTGTTGTTGTCAGAGTACACTTCTGTAAGCCTGATATCCGATGCTGTAGCGATAAAGTTTTCAATAATGTTTCGCTGAGTTTCAAGAGAATCGCCGCGCTTTTTCTTGTCGTCGCTCGACAGCCTTATATACCCGCCTGCGTTGAATATAACGCGCTCATTTGATGAGGGTGATGCAGCATCGACGGAATCATAAAGGTGCTTTCTACTTGTCCTTGCCATTATGCCGCCCCCTTCCTAAGAAGTGAACGAGCTTTTTCAATCTCGGCGTGGTAGTTGAATGTAATGTGCAAATCATGTTTATTGATTACTCGGATGCTCTGAATCATGCTGATAACCATGCGCCTATCAAGCTCCGTCATCCCCTCGTACTGTTTGAAATGTTCCATCCAGCGTAGGCGGTCGCCTTTCCCGGCAATTATGTCATCATGTTGCTGTTGTAAGATGCAAATGGCATCGCAAAGGCGGGCTTCATCAGTGCTATACTTTGCTTTCAGTGCCTTGAAGTCCTCCTTGTTAATAAGCCCTTGCACCATGTTTTCATAGAGTGTGTTTTTGAAATTTGCAATCCGCTCGATTTGCCGCTCATTCTCAGCAATCTGCGCCATATATTGCTGCGCCAGAGCGTTTGCTGCACGTTTTCCATCGCTCCCTGAGAGGATGGAATCAATCGAAGATATGCTTATAATTTGAGCCTTGACACACTCGGTCACATATTTGTGGAGTTCGCTTTCTTTAAGTGTTGAACCATCCGAACAGCCGCGCTTTTTCGTAGTCGGGCAGTAGTAATAATGGTACTTTTCGCCCTTGTATGGTACAGTTTTTCTTGTCATACGCGCTCCGCAACAACCGCAGACGAGGATACCTGATAAAAGGTACACTACATCTCCGCCGGGTGCTGTGCGTGTATCCAAGCGCATTATGCGTTGAACAAGGTCAAAATCATGCAAGCTGATAATTGCTTCATGCGTGTTTTCGACACGCTTCCATTCTGACCTTGGCTTGTCGATTCTATCCTTGATTTTATAGTTCAGCGAACTCTGACGCCCTTGAACGAGCGTACCTGTGTAATTTTCGTCCTGTAAGATACGGATAATTGTGTTCGGCGACCATAATGAACCGTCCTTGTCAGCATATCCGCCTTTAGGATATGGTAAACCCCTGTCTTTCTTATATTCCAACGGGGAAAGGACACCAATGTTATTCAGTGCTTCGGCAATTCTCAATGCACTCATGCCGTCAATCTTCATGTCGAAAATGTCACGCACGATGCTTGCCGGGTACTCGTCTATAACAAGATGGTTGTGGTTGCTTTCATCTTTTTTATAACCGTAGATGGGGCAAGCTCCAACATAATCGCCGTTCTCACGCTTTGCGTTTAGTGCTGAACGTATCTTTACTGATATATCCCTGCAATAACTGTCGTTGAGGAGAGTTTTCACCGATATGATTAAGTCGTCGCCACTATCCCGCAGTGTGTCTATGTTGTCGTTGATTGCGATGAAACGGACGCCATACGCAGGGAGAATCCGTCTTAGATAACGACCGGTTTCTATATACTCGCGCCCAAATCGTGAAAGGTCTTTTACGATTAAACAGTTGATTTTTCCGCTTTCAATATCAGCCATCATCATTTTGAACGCCGGTCGGTCGAAAAGTATGCCGGACACACCATCGTCCACCCATTCGGAGATGGCTTCGATATCGGGGTGGCTGTCTATAAAGCTGTCCAGTTGCTTGCGTTGGTTCGCAACGGTTTCGCTCTCGATGGTTTTATCATCGCTGTAAGATTTCCTTATATATTTTGCCGCTTTATAATTTGTTTCAGACATAGGAAATTCACTCCTTGTTTTGGATTACCCAAAACCCGAAGTGTTATAGGTGCGTAGCGGCGTATTCAGTTCCTCTTTTCCGCTACTAATGATAACACCATCCCTTCGGGTTTTCGAGTCTGTAGTTTATCTAACGACACCGCGCAGACAGTCATCCATCGACGGTGCATCATCAGGGTATATTGCTGTGATTTTGAATGGCCCGCACATAAAGTGGTAAGGGTCGCCTATTTGCTGGACATACTCAACGAGCCGTTCTATTTCAGATTTGCTTTTATCTACTGATACATCGCGGATGTCAACTAATTCCGCGCTTTGTACATCTTTGAACATCGTATGCCCCTCCTTATAAATCTACCTTTTCCCAAGTTGGGAAAAGGTCGGTATATTTGAAATAATCAGCCGTTTTTTTCGCCTTGAAGAACGCACTCACTTCGGATAAGTCAGCCGTAACGCGGCACTCAGG